CCTACAGCGTCTGATAAACCAAGAGCACCAAAGTTATCTGTATAGGCGTCTGTATTTATAGAATAACCATTCATGTTTCCATCTGTAACAGGATTCCAAGTTACGTTTTTATCTAAAGTTAAAACCCAGTTTCTATTAAAATTTTCTGGTCTATAGTAATGATCACGCTCAAGTACGTTGCTAGGATCATCAGCATATCTTAAAACATATTTATCTGTAACACTCTGTATAGTGTAAACTGTTTGATCTGGATCATTTTTCCATCTAATTTTTGTACCAGGCACTAATTTTTGAGAAAAAATAATTTCTTCATCACCATATTTAGGGTTAACAGATTCATTACCTACAACTATACCTGATTGAGTCCAGCCTGTAGGACTTTCATTTTGTTCATATCGGTATTGTTGAGGATTTTGAGAACCTGCACCACCTTGAAGAGGTGGAAACATGTACCCTGCCGGCGGAGTAAAGCTTAAACCAAACTGATGGTAATCTAATATAGTACCTGTGCTGCTAGCGCTTATATTAGGTTCTAAACCACCTATACCTATATCAATTTTATTTAAATTAACACCATTAGTTACTTGGGTATTTTGACCTCCAAAAATACCAGCGTTAGTGTGACCATCAATGTACCATATATCTTCAAAGTTATCCATAGAAGTTGTTGAACTAGAATTATGAGCTGCTCTAGCTTGTATACTGTGCGTTGCTTTTTTTCTAAAAAATGCTGTAAACTTATACCAAAAAGCAGCATCATCGGTTCTAGTTAAATAATGAGCAAACCCTCCAGCTCCAGTACCACCCCAAACTCTAGCGCTATCATCACCGTAACTAGTTAATGGTTGAGCGTTAAGATAGTTTATACCGTTTACATGAGCGTTGTTAGTTCCAGCGGTTAACAAAGGATTACCACTCGTCGGTGCGCCTGTAGCACCTATACCGCTGTAATTAGAACCAGAATGAAGTCTTACTATATTGTTAGATAAATAGTAAAAAGTTCTTGTAGCTACAACTCTATATTTTTCATTTTTTCCACTACCAAGTTGAACTTGAGTATCTGGACTATTATGCACTTTTACAAAAAATCTACCATCAAATTTAGGTGAGTTTTCTACAGAAAATAAAGTAAATATTAATTTAACGTTATGCCCAACTCTAGTAGTACCTTGCACGTAAGTTGGGGTTGTAAAAGTGTTAGGAGCACTTGCTGTAGCAAATATAAAATCTATGTCAGTTGAAAAGTTTTCATCAAGAATTATTTTAACTTCTGTACCGCTATCTAAATTTTGAGAAGCTCCAATTACTTCTGCTCCTATGTTTGATATTCTATATTCTTTACTAGTAGTAACAGCTCCAACAGAATTAGTAAGCTCAAATCTACAAAATATTTTTTTACCTTGATTTAAAAGTTCTTTTATATTTTCAGAGCTAGTACCTATTAAAGAATCTGAATTTATAACAAAAGTTTTTTGTTCATTTCTAGGAAAATCATCTACGTCGTTTGTAAAAACTGGATTTGTTATAGTAGTTTGTACATTGTTATTAGTTGGATTTATATCATAATCATGAATAACTTCTCCAATAGGTAATTTTTTTTCTTTTATAAAATCTGGAGCTTCATTTGAAACGTCTATTACTTTGTATCTAGCTTGATCTTCAACTAAAAAATTTGAGTCAGGTCCTTTTTTTAATATTAAAGTAGTTTCTAAATCTACTTTATTTCTATCAATAGAAGGAAACGCTAACCATATATTACCATCTTCTGCGTCGTAAAAACGATCCATAGCTAAATTATAATATTCACCAGAAGTTTCTTTTACATAAAACTTGAAACCTTTTGCCCAAGCTGGTGGCTGGCCAATATTATTGTTTTCTGCTTTAGCTACTAATTGAGTTGAATTATCAGCTTCTTTTTTAGATACTTTAACAGTAGCAGAAGAACTTGTTATTACAGGTGTTTGCCTACCAAACTCATCAACATAAACTACACCTAGCTGATAATCTCTTAAAGATTTAATAGATTTGTGTGGTCTACCTACTTCAATGTTTTCTGCAAAAGCTTTTAAATTTAAACTTAAATTTGGTTTGTATTCATTATTAAATATGTTTGGTGATAAATTATAATTTTGAATATAATTAGCATAAACAATTCTATTACCTGTTAATTCTTGAGCTAAAGCTCTAATAGGAACATTGTCAAACGGTCTTAATAATTGGTTTGATGGTAATATAGCATATATAGTTTCTGATTTAACTTCATATTTACCTTTTTTTATAATATCGAGCGTTACTATATTTCCATCTATATCAACTTCAGTAGTATTTTGAAAATTAAATTCTGCGCTGTTTGCGGACAATGACTCTAATACATAAATATTATTTGAATCTGACTCTTTATAAAGTAAATCTATAGAAACAACATCTAAAGGCATGTCTTTAGTAACAAACTCTTTTAAATGTAATTGTGTAAGATTATTTACCATACCTAAATTATAAGCTTTTCTAGGATGGTAATCAAAATTACCTGGTAAAAACGCTATTTCAGAAAAAGGTGCAAAACAAGAATATTCACCATCTTTATATTTATATCTATAAGAAAATCTAGGAAATTTAAATTTAAATAGCTTTTCTTCTTCTTGAAATAGTGATAGTATAAAGTTAAAAGGTAAACCATCCACTGTTAAACCTGTAGGTGTTTCAGAGTCAATAGACAGTATTTCAATACCAATTCTCCAACCATCTGCAGCCGCACCTCCAGTTACATCTATAGTTCTAATAACACCTTTTATTAAAAAATCACTTAAAGGAGCAAGTGGTGGTGTTATATCAAAAGAATCTATAACTACAACATCGTTTCTATTTAAGTTAAAAGCTCCTGATCCAACAGTACCTGCCTCGTTTTCAAGAGTTATATTTAAAACATCTCCTCTTTTAACACCTATTAAATCAATACCAATTCCATTAGCGTCTTTATTAAAAGTACCGCTAATTCTACCTTCTCTAACACCATCAGACATTTCTAAAACTAAAGGATTTTTTGGTGATTTTTTTATTACTGTAACATTTTCAGTAGTAACATCATCACTTGTTATAGAATTATTTAAAAATAATTTTGTATGATTTTCAGGATTAAATATAGATTCTATTGCTGGAACACTACCTAAAATAGAATCATTAATATTTATTTTTTTAGGTTCTGATATATTGTTTGTAAAAAACAACATATTATCTATAATATTTATACCTGTAATTAATTTGTTAAAAGGAAAAGTTGTACCGTCTATTATAATTTGAAAAGGAATAGTGTCATCATTAGATATAGCGTAATTTGTGTTTTGATTTACATCTTTTATTAAACCTAAAACATTTTTATGATCAACAAAAACAGGTGTGAAGCTTTTATTAAATTTAGGTGTGTTTCTAAGTATACACGAAAAGCTAGTAGATAAACTTTCTAAAAATTCAGAGCGTCCAATTTGACCTGGAACAAGAGGTGGGGATATTAAATTAAAAACTAAAAACCAGTAAACATGATTATTTTTTTCATCAGAAATAACACCTACACATTCACTAGCGTAACTAGCTCCTTCAAGTAAAATGTCATCATAAAAAAGATCATTGATAAATATATTTGAAAAGTTTTCATTACCTAATATATTTTGAACAGTACCAACATCAGAACCTTCTGATGTAGAAACTTGGATGTTCATAGCATCTCTATATTGACCTACAGGTAATAATCTTTCATCAAGATCTTTATTCATTTTACCTTGAGAAAAACTGTTTTTAATCTCTGCCATATATTAATGTTTAATCCACTTAGATTTACCTCTAAGCACTTGAGTTATTTCTTCTGTTTTTATATTTGATAATCTTAATTTTGCTTGTCTAGTAGCGGCAAATTTTTCTTTTTTAAATCTAGCAACTAAATACTCTGGAGTGTTTGCTCTTGTTGATAGTATAGCGTGCGCTATATGTTTATAAATAGCTTCTTCAGCAAATTTATGTACAGACACTGATAAAGGATCAGAAGAGTCTATACCGTCACTTATATATTTTAAAACTATTTTTTTACCAGATAAGTTAGAACTAAAGTATATATAACCGTTATCTATAAAAAAAGTACCGTTAACTTGAGCGTACTGTGGATCTATACCATATCTTTCACCTACAACTAAATCATAAGTACCATCATCATACCTGTTCATGTTATCATCAGGAGTGTAAGATTTGTATTTACTAAAAGTAGATGATGTAACAGGTACATCTGTTTCTCTATCTATTAACAATATTTTATCAATTATACCTGTAAACGCTGTATCAAAAGGTTCAATAACAAGTGAATTTTCTATACCGTCAGTATGAGTTATAAAACTAGTATTATCAGCGGTTAAATGAAAATTAAATTCTACGTTAGCGTTAATTCTATTAGCATCAAAAGTTCCAATAGGTAGTTCACCTTCAATACCTGATGAAGCTTCAAATATAGATTTATAACCTTCTTTACCATATAAAGTTGCTTTTAAATTTCCAGTTGCAAAAGTACTTGCGCTAGTATTTGGATTACTAACTGTTAAACTAAATCTATAAGTTTTACCCATAACTACATCTACAGGTATTTGTATTTTTTGACCAACAGCAACTGATGTAGCTAAGATACCACCACCATAATTATAATCGTTAACTATATTAGTCCACTCATAACCAGTTCCTAAAGTAGTGTTACTAGCATCATAATAAAACTCACTATTTGTAATTAAATTTTTATCTCTATCGTTTGGATCACCAGTTTTTCCATTAGCAGGATATATAGTGTGTAATATGCCTGCGTTATCACACCAAGCTATATTTGTATGGTTTACATAAAACTGTGGAAGTCTTAGTTTTAAAGAATTAGGTACTTCAAGCTCTATTGATTTAAATGATTTTAAAGTATCGTAACTAAGTTCTTGAACTGCTCTTAAAGCGTGAAAAATAACATCTGTCTTTCTAACTTTTGATATTATTTTATCTTCACCAACATAAGATATTATAAATTGATTTACTAATTCTCTTAATTGAGTAACACTATAATCATTAAAAGGATTTATTGATGAAGCCTGTGATCTAGCAGAGTTTCTTAAATGTGATATAGGTGATTGTCTTCTTATACTGCTTGACATTTTTTATATTTTTTCTTGTTGAACATCTTTTACCTCTTCTTGACTAGCAACTTGGTAAAGCTCATTACCCATAGTTATTCCAGCTAATTGTAATATTTTGTTTACTAAATTGTTTTCTTCAGATACGTGTAACTCGAAGTTTTTGTGATCTGTAGCGCTTGGGTTATACATAGCTTCTTCTTCTATAATAACATAAGTCCAATTAGGTTTAATTGGTTTTCTGATATAATTAATACTAGTATTGTTTCGAGTACCATCACCGTCAGGATATACAACTATTTTAGCACCACTACCATCATGGTTTTCTACATACACAGGCATGAGGCTAGTTGGTCTAACAGCGCTTTTTAGTATATATATTAATTCGTTATCTTGAACTCTATCTATCTCTATAATTTCATTATCAAAATCTCTTTGATAAAAAACAGTACCTAATCTATATAAATTAGCAGGTAAAGCATGAAAGTTATTAGTAATATTATATGATAAATTAGATGTTTTTTTAAATATACTTATTTTTTCTTCTAATATATTTAACATATCAGAATATTCAGTATCATTACCGTGTAATCTACTAAATTGATTTATATCGTAAAAATACTGTTCAAATATATCCATTTGAGCTTGATCAGCGTATAAGTTAAATTCTTGTGGTGTTATATAACCTCTTTGTTCTTTATTAGCAATAGCTAATACTTTTTGATATACATCATCTATTCTTACCATAATATTTTTTTGTAGTATTGTAACCACCCCGAAGAGTGGTTACTCTACTAAGGTTGTTACGAATTTAATCGTTTTTCTATATTTGCATATATTTCCATACCTTCATCGGTTTTAAACCAATGCGCTAAAGCAGTGTATGGATGCTCGTCAAAAGGAACTGTCATTACAGGTCTATCATTAGATCCCCATAAAAAGTTTCTTTGATCTTGACTTAACTTTAATATACCAAGCTCTACAGCTTTAATACCAAAGTTTCTAAGCTGAACGTTATCATCAGAGGCTAGTTCTAAGAACAAAGCAGGATTATTTCTAGCAAACACTAGCAAATCACGTTTAAGTTCTTTAGAACTCATCTTAGACACCTCAGAACCTTTTTCTACTCTCATTATAGCTTCTGCCATTTCTATTTCCATGTCTCTAGCTATAACTATTGCATCAGCTTCTAATTCTAGTATCTCTATTTCGCTAGCAGCTTTTTCAGCAGGTTTAAACTCATAAAATAGTTTATCTCTATCAGGGTGATACAATGATAAAAGCTTTTGTAATACAGTTTTTTCTTTTTCTACAAACAAAGCTCCGTTTCTAAATATAATATGTGATAATCTCTGATCACCTTGCATTTCATCTACAAACGTTGTTCTTTGGTTTTGACAGTATTTAAGTTCTCTTTCATAACCTTTTTCTTCATCAAACCAATAAATATTAGCAGATCTTATCATTCTAGACAAAGGTCTTTGAGATCCAGTTAAATAATAAACTCTATTTTTTATCTCCCACTTTGGTTTTGTAGGTTCAACTTTTTTTGGTTTTGGTGTTTCAACAACTGGTGTTTCAACTACCTGTGGAGTTTCTTCAACTTCCACTTTTGTTTTATTTTTTGCCATAATATAATATATAATAAAATTAATAAAATAAAGCCGAGGCCGAAGCCTCGACTTTTAAATAATGATTTACTTCATTAACATGAAGTTGTTAGCAGCTTGTGTAATTAAACATCTTTCAGTTAAGAAGTGTAATTGCATAGCATCTAAAGCAGATGTAGCTGCTCCAACAGAACCAGTAACCCAAGTTTTCATTCTTCGGTCATCAGTTTGTGAAGCTCTAAATCTTACATGTAAGAAAGGTCTCTTCATGCTAGCTCCAACAGTTTGGTCATAAACTGAAGAAGTACCAGCAGGAATCATAACACCTCTAATTGCATTAGAACCAGCAGCAGTATTAATACTACCTCTAGTAGCTAAATCATTTAAGTATCTGAAGTCAGATTTGTAGAAGTCATAAGAACCTCTTCTGAAGCCAGTAAAACCTAAATTTAATGCCATATCTTCAGAGTTGTTAAATACACCGTAAGATGTACCACCAGCTCCGTAAGAGTTCATTGAAGCTAACATATCGTCAATAGCTAAACTAGTTGATCTGTTAACAAACATCATGTACTCTTCAATAGCACCCTGCTTATCAAACTCAGCTAAGATAGCATCGAACTCAGCTAAATCAGTAGCAGCGTTAACACCAGTAACACCAGAAGTTACGTTACCTCTAGTTTCAATAGCATCAAATAAACCTTGAGTACCAGTTACATCACCTGTGTTAGAACCATAAATATGATCGTCAGTTAAATCCGCGTTAGCATTTAAACCACCATATAAACTAGCAGAAGCACTCGCAAATGCAGGTCCCCCAAGTTTAGACTCAAGCATTGACATTTCAATATAGTCAGTAAATCTAGCTCTCGTGTCAGCTTCAGCTTTTAAGTACCATAAGTAACCTGATTGTCCGTTTTCAGCAGAAACTTCAACCCAACCAATTCTTGAAGCGTCAGATCCTGATACTTCAAAGTAATCTTTCATAATAATTGGTTTATTAGAAAAAGATTTAAAGTTTGGCTCGTTAGCACCTCTTGTAGCGTCACCGTCATAGTTATCTCCTTTTTTAAACTCAGAACCATATACTAATATAGTTAAGTCTTCAGAGTTTTGACCAGCAGCATCATCAAATATAGAAGCAGCGTTTAAGTTACCAAACCCATAAGGAGCAACATTAATTCTGTCATGAGTAGTAGCAGTAGTACCTCTAGGAGCAGATACTACAACAGCTTTACAAATAGCTCCATTAGCTGAGTTTGCTATAAGAATAGTATCATTTTTTCTAATACCGTGATCAGTACCTATGTCATTACCATCAATATCAGTTTCAATTTCAATAATACCACCAGTAGCAGCGTCGTCATCTATACATTTACCTTTGTAAGATAAGTGTAATCTTCCTTGCTCAGACCATACTACTTGATCAGCAGTCATAGCCTCTTCCGCACCAATTTGACTTAAAAAGCCAGATATAGTCCTTGGACCATAAATCTCAACTTCTTTTTCCATCAAATCTGGCACGTATTGTTGCGCCCAACCTTGTCCAGCTGTTGACGCAAGATCTAAATAATTAGTTGATAAAGTTAACTGACCAGTAGCCGGTTGAACATTTAACAACGTTCCATTAGTAATTGCCATAATTTTTTAATTTTAAATTTGTTATTTGTTGTTTTTAATTTTAAACTTAAAATCATTAGAGTTATCACCTAATACTCTTACTTTTATACCTCCAGCTTCAACTTCACCAAAAGATTGTCTTGGATTCATGTCAACGTTTTTAGATTTAGCTATACTTTCTTTTAAAGCATCAGCTTTACCTTGTTCATAGAAGTGTTTAGCAACAGCATCAGCGTTCATTGCTGTAAACAAAGATTTGTGATAACCCGCAGCATCTTCCATTTCATTGTTCTTGTTCAAGAACTTCTTGACAAAATTATTAATGTCGCTTTGAGTTTCTTTTACCTCGTTTGTATTTTTAACGTTAAACCTATACTTTTTATCACCAACATCATAATTAAAACCTTTAAAGTTTTTATTAAACAAGTTGTCAGTTTTTAGTTTAAAAGTTTTAGTTTGTTGTTCTACAACTTTTTGATTCTCTTCTGATTCTTTGTTGTATCTATTAAAGAAGTTAATAGCTTTCTGTTGTTCAGGAGTCAACTTTGACCCAGCTTTAATTTCTTCGTAGTATTTAGACTTTTGCCCGTCTAAGTGGCTTCTAGCGCTGGCAACTTGCTCTTTAAACGCTAGTTTTTTTCTTTTTATATCTCTTTCAGTATCTTCTTCTTCATCTATTAAGAAAGAGTCTTCCATTAAAAAGCTAATCTCTTCATCTGTAAGATGCTTTTTAGTTTGTTTATAATATTCTCTTAATACGCTATTGTCATCGTATTTACTATAATCTTGATTTAACCTAACATAATCTTCAACACTACCACCAGTTTCTTCCATAAAGTCAACTAGCTTTTGTATATTTTCTGGTAATGCTTTACCTGTTTCTTGAGCTTCAGCTATAGCCTCTTTAGTCTCTTCAACTAATTCTTCTGCTTGCTCTTCAACCTGTTCTTCTGTTACTTCCTCAATAACGGGTGCGTCATCTTGAACTTGTTCGGAGACTTCTTCTCCGGTAGGTTTTTCATCTGTTGCTTCGACGTTTTCTTCGAGTACTTTTTCGCTAGTTTCGGGTTTGTCGCGTACAGGAACCTCATCTGTGCTTTGCTCTGGAACGGCATCTTCTTCTTTTTTTGGTGGGTTATTTAAATCTACTTTGATGATATTATCATCTGTTGTTTCTTGTTTTGTACTAAGATCTACCTTAGTAACATTATCTGTTTCTTGTTTTTTTGCCATAATATAATATAATAATAATTAATAAATTTTATCTAGGATCAAATGTACCTAAATCAAAGTCTCCGCTAAGTATATCATTACCTGCAGACTCAAAGTTTTTAGGTGGTTTATCACCTTTTCTTTGATCAATTAACTCACTTTGTTGAGTTGCTTGTATTCTTGTTCTTTCGTCTTTACGATCTTCTTTTTGTTTTTCTTTTTCTTTTTGAGCATCAACCTCCATACCTTTTAACTGCATGTTCATTTGAAACTCTAGTTGCATTAACTCTTTTTTATACTCAACTTCTTGAGCTTGCTTTTGCGCCTCTAACTGAGCTTTAATTTGTTCTAACTGAGCTTGCACTTGAGCATTAGCTTGATTTTTTTGAACTTCAGCTTGAGCTGCAACTTGTTGAGCTTGTGCGTTAGCTTGAGCTTGAGCTTGTATATTCATACGTTGAGCTATTTGATCTCTTTCAAACTTTTGTTTTCTACGTATTTTTAAAAGTTGATTAGCTAGTTTTACGTTTTTAATATCTCTTAAATCAATAGCGTCTTCAAGCTCTATACTTTGTTGAGCTAACGCTTGTTGTATATTATTTTCTAATAAAGCTTTTTCTTCTTCATCAGGTGCTAATTCTATAAATATACCAAAATCATATAAATGTAAGTTAGACATTTCATCCAATGTAGCTACGTTATGCGCGCCAATGCTTTGTATAAAAGCATCTTTTGTTGGTGAGTACTCTATAATATCAGATATTCTAAGTGACAACTGCTCAGCTACTTCAGCTGTTAAAAATAAACCAGCTTGTAATATATGTCTTGTTGCTGTGTTACTATTTGCTGCAGCTAATTTTTGCACGCCAACTAAAGCGTTTTTATCTGGCAACGTGCCATCTCTAGCCTCATTAAGACCAGTTGTATCTCTTATCATCTGTAAATAGTAGTTGTAATTAGCTATTAAAGCTTGTATTTTATTACCACCACTACCACTTGTTATTTCTTGTATCGGTACTTTGCCAGGGTTTATATCACCATCTTGCGTAAAAGATCTACCAATAACACTACCTGTTTGAAAAAACATGTTTAACGCTTCTTGTGGATTGTAATTAGTACCATTACCTAAATCAACTTCTGCTAAACCATCAGCATCAAGATAAACACCATCTGGTACCATACGAGCCATAACTTGTTGTAACTTTAAATGTGTTAGCTGTATCATGTCAGCAAAACCAGTGATACGTCTAACTAAACTTTCAATTTTACCTTTATATAAACGAGGAGCTACAATAGAATAATTCATTTTTACTTTATTGTAATCGCTTTTAGGACGCATCATGTTTTTAGATATTTCCCACTTTAAAAGTTTATTAGTGCCTAGTATTAAAGCTCCTTCGTATAAAACCTCTATAGCTCTATGTAGTCTTGTAAAGTTACCTTCTTTATTTTCTGGTGGATTAAAGCTATCATCTTTTTCAATAGCTTTTTCTGCACCACTACCAGTTTCTTTTACCTTGTATACTTCGTTCATATACGTTTTATAGTTAAAATATAAAACTTGAACTTTATTATTATCTATTTCTTTGTATTGGGCAGAGCCTTGATCATAGTTGGTTTGGTGATAATTTTTGTTTTTAATTATATCTTCTAAATCTTCTTGCTCTAAAAACGGAAACTCTTTAGCTAATTCGTTTACAGGTATTTTTTTAACTTCACCAACGTAATATAAATCATCAAAATAAGGTGACTCAGTGTATGAATAAACTAAGTCAGCGGGATCAACGTATTTAACAGTAGCGCCTTCTGACGTATTAAAATCTGTTTTTACAGCACCAATACCTAAAACTGTTAAGTCGTAATAAAAACGTTTTTTAATTAATTCGTAATTATTACCTTCCATTAAAACTTTTAAAGCTTGTTCTTCTGCTAGCTCAACAGCTTGTTTATAAGTGAGCTGCATGTGTAAAGCTAGCTCTTCTTCAGATTCAGGTAAAGTTTCAGGATCATTTTCAGATATTTGAATACCAAAAGCTTGCTCTGTAAAATCATTTAAATCAGAACTTCTCATATCATCTAATATAGACTCCATGTATTGAGTTCTTTTTTCTACACCATAAGGATCTTGAGAATAAGCTTTTATATCGTATGTACGCTCAGCAATACCGTTAACAACTATATCAACAAACTTAGGTATAATAGGTACAGGTTTCCAATCAAGATTTAAGTAGCTTAAGTCACCGTTTATTGATAACTCATCTTTATATTTTTGTATTGACTGCTCACCTCTAGCGTAAAGCCTTAAATTATGAAAATTGTTTTTGTTAGTTGTATATCTAGTTTGATTGTAATCATTGTAAAACCACTCTGTTTCAATAGCTTTAGCAACTTTTAAACCATAGTCATAGCTTAACTTTTCAGCATCACTTACAACTTGACTTGGAAAATAACTTTTTACCGCAGACTCTGCCATATACTTATTTTATTATTTTAGAATTATAACCAGTGTTACTATATCTGGATATGTTTATGTTTAGTTTTTGTTTTTCAACATTTGGGTTTGGTGCGTACAAATGTCTATTGCAAGCCATAATAGCTAAACCACTACTAATTGTTGCGTCAAACTTTGTACGTTTATTTATGTCAAATTTACCCCAATCGTTTAACGTTCTATTAAAGTACATGCTTCCATAACTACCAGTTTGCATTTGACCAACGTGGCCTTGTATATACATCTCTATTGCAGCGGCATGCGCTTGTTTAATATCTTCACTTGAATTAGGTATACCACCTATTTCTTTTTCAGCTGTTGACAGCTTGTTCCAAGATTTATCAGGACGATTCATACTATAACCTCGATAACCACGTCTTCGTAAATAGTATAATAATCTTGGTTTATTGTTTTCTGCAAGTAATGGCATGCCATAAAACACTAATGCCATTAATACATCTTCAAAAAATATATCAGCTGTTTGTGGTCTAGCTATATATTCTAAAAAAAACTGATTAGCAGGAGCCTCTTCCATGCTAAATTTTGTAAGCCCGTGTAACGAACCTTTTGAACCTTTACCGTCTACAGTACCGCTAATGTCGTAGCTATCGCAGCCAAAAGCGCCCAGATGATCGTTGCCAGGGTATTTGCTTCCATTTTTTAATTTAATTTTATTTTGTAATTGTGATGGTGGTACCCAACTAATATTAAATCTACCTTTTGGATCTGGATAAAATATTACTTGTGTATCTTTTACACCGTTAACCCACTGAAAATTACCTGTGCTAATTGGTGGTTTTGCACCTTCATTATAATCTATTTGCTCGTATATTCTAACTAAGTTAAATATACTGTTTTTCGCTTCATCTCTAAACGCGTGCTCTTCAGTTCTTGGAAACTGTCTGTAAAATTCGTTTAACGCGTCTTGATCGTTTTTTAAACCATCAGCTTCGTTCTGCCAGTGATCTATTATACCATAATCTATTAATTCACCGTCTGGTCCGAAAACATCATCACTTGGACTATTAAAGACTGGATGTCCGTAT